ACACTACAAAGATATTGATATCTGACAAAATTGGATTGGAAATGCGTTATCCAAAATTTGACGAAATGATTACAATATATCAGAATTTTAAATCTGAAAGTGTAGTTGAATTACTTTGCTCTTGTATTAAATCAGTTTATACCGACGAACAATTGTATGATGATTATACTAAAGAAGAATTAATAGAATTTGTTAATTCTTTCTCAAAGAATCAGTTTTCAATGCTAGAACAATTCTTTGTCACTATGCCAAAAGTAGTACAGCATATTGAACAAGATTGTCCGGCATGCGGTGCCCATAACGAATTAAATCTGGAGGGCCTGCAGAATTTTTTCGTCTAACTCTTTCACACGAAGGTCTGGTTAACTATTATCAATTAAATTTTTCGCTTATCAATAATCACAATTATTCATTATCCGAATTAGAAAATATGATTCCGTGGGAAAGAGATATTTACGTTACTATGTTAATAAATTATGTAAATGAACAAAATGAGAAACTTAAACACAAAAAACTCTAGGCAAATAAATGGCATTACCTCAAAACTCGTTAAGCAATTCTGATAGACAAATATTAGATACAATAAAATCGCAGAATACGCATCTTGATGCTCAGACTAAAGTGTTGCATACTTTGTCTGATTCTATAATGAGCTTTAAACGAGATCAAAAGAAAGATTATAATTCTTTGCGTAATGATATAAAAACTATGCAAAGAGAGTTCTTTACAGGCAATGCAAAGGGAATGTCTGATATTAAGAAATATTTTGAAAAGACTAAAAATAATAGACCAGAAACCTCATCCAATAAAGAAAAAGATACTGATAAAGGTTTCTTTAGATCTGCAATAAACAAATTATTTGGCCCATCTAAGTATCAACAAAAGATGATAGATGAAATTTCGATGCTTAGAGAAATAACCGAAATACAAGCAACGGACATTGGCTTTATTAAGAAACAATATGAAGAAGGTCCTCGCGCGCGTGAAAGAGAATTATTAGCACAAGCTATTGCTAGTAAATTAGATTTAAATGGTGGCGACAGCAGCAAAGGTATGTTGGGAATGCTTGGCGCCAGTCTTGTAAGTGCTCTTGGTGGTATTTTGGGAGGTCTTGGCGCAGTCATTACTGCTGCAATTGCTGCAGGGTTTGCGATACTAAAAGGATTAATTGAAGCATTATTGGGATCCAAAGGATTGCCTGGAGGGTTGCCTGATGGCGCCGATGACGCTGAACGTAAAAAAGATAAAGGAAAGGGTGGCAGAGGCCCAATACCCACAGAAGAACCTGGCAGAGTACCCACGCCGGGCGGACCCGTACCTTCACCTGTTCCTGGCGGTGGTTCTTCTCCTAGATTACCTGGACCCAACGTTCCTCAATTACCTGGGCCAGAAAAAGTCGGTAACCCAATAGAAGACAGAATGCGAGAACGAGCCTCTCAAAGAGCTGGCGGGGTTACAGACGTAAAACCTAAAATGCCGAGTATGTCTGGTAAGGCCAAGTTAGCATTAGGTACGGGCATACTGTCAAGATTGTTTGCAGGTTTGTATTCTGGCGATTTGAACGGAAATCATGATGCTGAATTGGAAGCTGCTAGAGCAAGAGGACCAACAATTGATCCGGCTAAGTTAGCTGCTACAGAAGATTTAACAGGTATACTACAAGCAAATAGTGAAAAGACAGTTGAGAGTTCGGGAAATATTAATGGTGCTTTGAAAAGTGTTATTGAAGGCTTAATAAATTTTGAACATCAAGTAGAAGAAGTAGCTGAGGCTTTTGGCAAAGGTGTATTGGAAGCAGCAATACCCTTTTTAGATAAAGCTGGAACAGTTTATCTAGCTAATGGACAGTCTATAAATTTATTACCAACTTTAGGAACATCTACTGCTGAAGTATTAGAAGAGGCATATCAAAGCACAAAAGACCTTGCCAAAGCAGGAATGGAGGCAACAGCGCCTATTATCAATAATATAGTAAATCAAATGACGCCAGCTAGCCCAGTTGCAATGCCTATGGTTGCGGCAGGAGCAATTGCAGGAGGCGTAGGCTTCTCACTTTTAAACGATTATCGTCGTCGAAGAGGAAAAATTAGATAGAAATAGGGCCATAAAGGCCCTATTGGTAATTAGTATTAACTAATTAATCTTCGGCTAATTTAGCGAAGTAAGATAAAGACTCATCGTCATTATCAAAATCGATATCTTTAGGGGGCGCTTTAACTGGCGCCTTTTCTACGACTGGTCGAGTTGCTTTAGGTGCAGATTCAACTTGTTCGTTTAAGTCTGTTTCGTCAGCACGCTTATTAGATGTTGTTCCACCTGCTAATCCCATGACCATGACAAATTTCTTTTTCAATTCGTCATAAGATTTAAAGTGTTTCTCATCTAAGAACTGTGTCAAAGAATGTTGCTTGCCCCAAATGCTCTCGATGATAGAATCATCTTCAGAGATAGCGCTTGCAGCTTCGAACTCAGACTTATCATAATTACGATAGCCTTCAACATTGCGAATCTTCAACTTGAAGTTTGCGCCTGTATCAAAGTCAAATACATTGACTGGCTTTTCGTCTTGAAACTGAGGCTCAGCCATATCTTTAATTTTATCAAAGATTTTCTTACCGAATTTATAAAGGAATACTTTACCTTCATTTTCGGGATGTGCTGGGTCTTTAATTACTAAGATGTTAGTAATATAACTTAGCTTGCGCTTTTGTTTACGAGCAATTTCTTTATTTGCTTCTGAGCCTGAATTCCAGAGTTCAGTGTTAAACTCAGAAACAGGATCTGCTTTGCCTAATGTGGTCAAAGAATTCTCGATGTACCATTTACCGCCTGGGCCTTGGAATCCGTGATTCCAAACGCGAACCCAAGGTAGATCTTCGCCTTGAGGTGTCGGCAAGAATCGAATAACAGCATAGCCGTTACCTGCCTTGTCTACTTCCGGAGACCAGTAACGATCATCCGCGCCTCGAGATTCCGATTGGGGGTTTGCGATCTTTTCTACCTCTTTCATGAGGCTGTCAAATCCGCCGCGGGATTTTCTAAGATCAGATAGTGAGTTGATTGCCATAATATTTCCTTTTCGTATTTACGGTGTATAAAAGTATGTTTGTATTAACGTCGTTTAATTTTAATATAATTCGCATATTCATAATCAAAGTCATCTTCAGTATCATCCAATTTTTTAGATGATGCTATATTATATATAAGTTTCTTATGCTTGTCAATAGCAGTTTTCTTAGATATATTCTTTATTTTGCCTTCTCGATAGTCATAATCCGAAGACAAGTTTCGTTTTTTAATACTCATATTAAAAATTGAGGTTCCTTTTACCTTTATGTTTCGTCATTCTTATTTGAATGAACTACAATGTACGGCCAATATGAAATTTTCTTTGTAATCTCTGCTTGGTTGTACGCTAATTTCATTAAATATCTCTGTGTCTCTTTTAGAGACTCAATTGTATTACCTAGTAATTCTCGAGTAACTAATAATTCTTTTTCAAGAGTTTGAATCTTCTGTGTTGTTATGTCCAACTCTTCGTCTAAATATTGCATCGAATTTTTCCTTATCAAACTTTAAAAACGGTTTGTATTTTCTAATTAGTCTTGAGATATCTGGCCACATAATTTTGTCTTGTATTTGAGAATCAAATGTGTCTAGATACGGTCGTATTTTTTCAAGAATAACTAGAGTCTCTAAACTGATAGTTTTTCTAAGAAATGCTTTTATTATATATGGATGGTATGCTTTTGTGATTTTAAAGGAATCGTCAAAAGTTAGCCCCTCTGAGTCTAATTCTTCAATTAATCTATCAATATCGTTAGTAAAGATGTATGTTAAACTCTCTACTCGCTTTTTCCAATCTGTATATCTTTGATTTGCCTCTGAGTCAAACATCCCACCCCAGCGATCACCAGACACAAAGTTAGCTATTAAGAAGTTAGCTACTTCTTCGTCAGAATAGGTTTTAGAAACCTTTTTAATAGAGAACAAATCTTTTCTCTTTGCAAAAGCCTGACGACTTGCTCTTACTCTTCCGCGCTGTTGAATCGCATCATAATTTTCTGTAGTGAAATGTAACTTTAATGCCAAGTACATTTTATACACTGAATATTCGTCCATAATCACAATGGTAGTTTTCCTCGTTTTTTAAAATAGTTTTGATCTTCAGCTTCTGATTGAATCTTATCTTTTAGAGACTGATTAATTAATTTAGACACAGACTCAATGTCAATGTCTACTTCATTACAATATTGTATGACAGCATCCATATAACCGATTTTTTCTCTAAACACTCGCTCTTCTATGTGTAGTGAAAATTCATTAGGTGATCTAAATTTTTTAGTAATAATCAAACTATCAGTTAAAATATATTGTACTTCTTCGTTCATTGTGTTTCCGGGAAAAGAACCTCATCCATAAAATTCATAAACACATCTTTATCTACTCCGAAGTTAATCATCATTGCAGGTGTATGTGGATTTAATTTTTGATTCTTACAGTAATTGTTATGTGCTTCTTTATAATCGTCTTTTGACTCTATACCTACATTATATAGGTAATAGTCTAGATTGTCAATAACCGTAGATGCTAGTTGATCAAATTCTTCTTGAGTTTGAATGTTTCCCGCTGCTAGCATGTTTGGACTAAAAATACGCCTAGCCCATTCAGGCAATTCCCTTGGTTTGTTCCAAGTAATTTTTGACATTCTATCTTGATACCAATCATATGTTTTTGAATCGCCAGTATAAGAGAAATCGTGGAATGCGCCTGTTATTTTGTTTTGTCCACATACTATATCAAATCCAAAGATGGGATCCGAAGAGTTATAATGCGGGAAGATACACATATGCATTACCCACATCTTTTTATGTTTTGTTGCGTCTACAATCTCAATGTGTGCTCTGCGAAATTTGTCAGACGTCCAAATATAATTTTCCCAAGTAAAATTATCTGACTCGTGTCTATATTCTGGTTTTAAATCTTCTGGCGTATATGACTCTAATTTTTTAATAATATCTTTTGCAAGCTTATTAGCCTGCGGCCACACTTCAATCATTATAATCTTTCAACATATTAATGTTATGAGTAAATGCGACATTTGCTTCTTCGGCCAAAGATACGTCTAATTTTTGTCTTACGTTTCCAATTAATTGTGGTAAATTTTCAAACTGAAACATTCTATTACTACCAGGCAATAATTTAGCTAACATTTGTCCGCCAAACATATCGCCCATATGTCTAACATAGATATGTGCCAACATTTTATTAGCATCATCTTTAATTGTTTCTAGATAATTCAAGTAATTAATTGTTGACGCGTTCACCTTACCACTAGATTCGGCGTCGCCTATTAATTCATAATAATCCAATTCTATTGCTTTTGCTCTTTTAATATTTTCTATACCTTTAAAAATACCAAGACGTGTGCCATGCCATTCTAAGCTTTGATATAATACTAGCAGTTGATATAGATAATCAATGTATTTTGCTCTGTCAACCTGACCTTTAAAAATAGATTTAATAAAAGGTTGCTCTTCAGCTTCTTTGTGCTTTTCTAAAGTTAATTCTTTTAATGTACTCATATACCTCCCTTACCACCGCTCGGTGGCGGGAATCCCAAATATTGTCTGTGATCCCATTTGTAATCCCTATACTTACCGAATTTATCTACATAATGTAGGAATGCTTGTGTTTGTCTCTCCCCTTTATATTCATCTCGCCAATGTGGTAAGATATCACCCTTATAGACAATAAGATCGCCTGGGTTTAATGAGATTGGAAAACGATCGCCTTTTAAATTATCAAACCAAATTTCCCATGGTTCTGGATCTACGGAAATATTAATAGTGGTTGAAAATTCACAACTTGGTCTATCAGTGTGTTCTTTCATTATTGCACCATTATAATATATTCTTGCATAAGTATATGTATTATATAATTCTTTATCTGTTATCTTTTCCATTAACGGCATCAATTGTACAGATAATGATTCAAAACAAGCTGCGGAATAATAGGCAAAACTATTTGTTACTTGACTATCACCAAACATAAATTTGTTTTCTTCACTTTGACCACCTTTCATATAAGTTACTCTTTTTAGTAACTCAAATTCTAAATCTAGATGTTCTAATAATTGTGGTTGAATTGCGCCTCTCACAACTTCATATAGATTGTCTTTAAATGACATATTATTCCTTAATAAAAAAAGTAGGTTATTCTGTTACGAGGAAACCTACCGAAACCCTAAGCAGCGTTTAGGCTGCTAAAGCGAACTGTTCGTCGTTTGCATTTACGTTTTTTGCTTCTTCGGCCGAGTCACCTCAACCCTACGGGTTTCACATTCCCGAGCTGTCCACTAATTTACTTGTTGCCCTGTCGAATCTATTTCAGGCCCATCAAAAACATTCTTATTCTCCATACCTTCTCAGGGATCAATCTGAGGTCTTACTTCATAGAACCCGCGTCCAGTTTAGAATGTTTTTGGTGGACCTGGCGGGATTCGCACCCGCGTCCAAGACACTTTTCTCTTTGCTTCATACAGCTATAAAATATTAGTTAAATCACCAGTGTGCACATACCCGTCAACTTTTAAATTTGGATCACTAACACACTCTAGCCAGACATGTCTCTTATCAACATCATCAGGATGAAAGTGTTTAACAATAAATTCATGTCCTCGATATTTGTCATAAAAAGGTTTGAATGGTGGTTTATAAACCTTATCTAAAAATTTAACTTTTTGTGATAACATATTATATATTGTCTAGAATTGAAAATCTATTATGTAGTTGATCTTTTATTATACTAGATCAACTTCCAACGCTTATATTCTGCTCTAAGGTCTTTAAATCCATTGATCCATTCATTTCGTTTCTCTACAAAAACTAAAGGCTTCTCGTCGTCAACTGCTATGAGAATAACTAATTGTGGGACTGGGATTTTGGTCATTTCTTCAAATGCAACAGCATACGCAGAACACTGCATAAAGTAATCATGAATGTCGTCTCTGTGCTTTAGCCGTTTAGATGTTTTAAAATCTATAACCGACATCTTGCCATTGTATTCGGCAATACAATCTACGGTGCCAGCAACTTCTAAATGATCTGAGTATAATGGTTGCTCTAAGGCATGAATGTTGTTAATGTTGTGTAAATGTGGTTTCATATTCTGCCACATATCAACATCAAACATATTTGGAACGATTTCTTTGTTTAAAAGATATTGTTCGCATAAACTGTGGATGCGCGTTCCACGATTAGCTGCTTTGCTAGATATTTTATTTGCTTCTTCTTCGCCTACTCTTTTGCGCCATTCCATGATTGCTTGTTTTTTAAGCAATCCAGTGACAGTAGTTACGGATGGGTATGCTTTACCCGAAGGTGTCTCATAAACACGGCTACCGTTATCAGCGGTAACTCGTTTTAATTTAGGAAACTCAAGTTGTACATGATTAAACATAAGGTTTTAGATTTGGAGGTTTCCATCCTTCAGGTTTTAATATTTTTCCATCTTCGGGGCGACGCGTCACTGTGCCAGTTTTGCGATCAATTTTATTTAGATTGCTATCAGCAACTTCTTTCCAAGCACCTCTAACATCGAAGCCTTTCATATGACAATAACCCAGAATAACCCAGATCATATCCATACAGGCATCTAATTGCTCCACATCGTCGCGCATAACTGATGCTTGACAAAATTCTTCATACTCTTCAGCAATCAACCCACGATATAAATGAACATTTTCCTCACACGGTTTTTGTTCGCACGCTTTTAAAAACACATCCACATCAAGTATCATTGACATAATTTACCTTTTATTCACCACCTAAGATTTCTAAATTGTGTTCGTAATGTTTCTTACGATCTTCTAATCCTATTGTACCACCATTGATCCTCTTTGTCAATAGTAACATATCCTTATTATCTGCAATAGCATTTAATTTGTTTTTTGTCCAAAACCAGCAAGCAGATTCAATAGCACCGTCCATTGTTTCGCAATAATGAACAACATCTTCTAATGTTAGTCCAATTGAGTTACCAAATGCTTGATAATTCAATTTGCCTGTTAGTTGAATAGCACCACGGCCTCTGTGAGCATAACCGTCACCGGATGCTTCAGGTCCGTTACCCATTCTGTTTGCATAAATTCTGTTTGCAATCTTTTCAGGTTTACGCTCATATTCTTTTGCCAAAGCTTCTGTAGGAAAATATTTTTTAAACAATCCCAATAGCCCTTTAGAGCCATAATTTAAATTTTCTTGTAGTACAGTAAAGTCTAACGACTCATGACCACACTGTGCCAAAAATGCAGCAACTCTTTCAACAGTTGTTATCTCATATTTAGGTAAGACATTTTCTAGTGCCTCAAACAAGACATCAATGTTTTTATTTCTAGACAAACACTTTTGTAATTTTTCTTCAGTAAACTCGAATTCAAAACTCATTTTATTCTCCTTATACTTCTATATAATTTCTATCTTTAGTGAACCAAATTGGCATTGTATATCTAGTACCAACAACTGTACTAACACCGTGACTATATTCTATACCCGCCGGATATAATGCCAATTTGCCCTTCATAGGTTTAATAAAATGTGGTCCGTGTCCCGGAAAGAAGGTTTCGCCTCCAGCAAAATCATCGTTCAAATATAATACTCCGGAATAATTTCTCCAAGAACAGAAATTAGGATTTCCCTCTTGATCGCAGTTGTCTGCGTGTAAAACCATCCCGGAGCCACTTTCCCAAGAAACCAAATCTGTGTAATCTGGATATAGATACTCTTCGTTGAATACTTTTTTTGCTACGGCTGTTGCATCAAACTTAAATGCATTAACCCAGCGTTTAATTGTGTAATCTTGAATGTTGCTGTAATCTATAGTTTTGCCGTTGAACAATCTATTGCGACCACTTACGTTCATCTTTGGTCTCGTGCTAAACCAAGCAACTATGGTGTCGCATAAATCATCTGGCAAAAAATTCTCAAATTCATAGATTTGATTATCTCTCATTTTAACTCCTAATTTGTTTCATATTTATTTTCATATTCTAGTCTCGCTAATATATATTCCTTAACTATAGAAGATCTTACAATGTCTCCGGTGCCGAATTCAAAAGTCTTAAAACTTGGCATCATGTCTGCAATTGCCATAAACTTCTTTAATCCAGACATATCGGTTTTTTTGTATAAATCCGTTTGTCTAAAGTCACCACAAAATATGATCTTTGACCGTGGCCCTACTCTGGTCATTATGGAATTTAATTCCATGTCAGTCATATTTTGACATTCATCTACAATTATGATAGAATTACTTAAAGTGATGCCTCTAACAAAAGAGGTTATCATAAATTGTACTGCCTTTTGCTCTACAAGTCTTGTATATGCGTCTGGCCTATCAAATAAGTCTTGACAAATTTCTACATATGGTGCGGTATATACTTCTGTTTTTTCTTTTTCGTCTCCAGGCAAATGCCCAATTTCTCTACTAGGCACTGCTGATCTAACTATTACTATCCTTTGATATTGATTTCGTTTATCTAAAACCTCATCTAATGCATGGTATAACGCTATGTATGTTTTTCCTGTTCCTGCAACTCCGTGTAACAACGAAACTTTCGATTTCTCATATGCATCAAAAAACCCTTTCTGATTGTCAGTTAATGGCTTAATGGTCTTCATATCTGATAAACATAGTTTCAACTTATTATTGGTTATTGTAAGCTGAGGGGTTTGTTTATTTTGAATATGAAGTTTAGTTTTTGCTTTTGCCATGTGCGTCCTCTTTGGATAGTACGAAATGAGGACAATTTCTAAGGATTGTCCTCCCGGTTTTTAAAGTGGGATTTTAGCATCATATATTTTAGCGTCTGCTCAACTTATCTGAAAGATTAGCTTGGCGACCGTTAGTCGAATTAATCTTAGATAAAACTTCCCTGAATCCGTTGTCTATAGTTCGTACGCCTAAACGGACAGGGTCGCCGAAAGGAATCGGCGTTGTGTGGTGAGATTCGTATTTGGTAGAACTGCAGGTAGGGCAATGTTGATTTTCCCTCTCCGAAATCCGACACATAACTTCAAAAATGTTTGAGCACTCAGAACATTTGAAATCGTAAAATGGCATTAATTGGCTCCTAATACAATTATATATTAAATTGTAAGTTTTAATTTGGATGAAGAATAGAATCCACAATATTTGTCAATGATTGATCAAATGTGTACTTAGGTGTCCATCCAAGGTCGTTCCCTATATTATTTATGCTAGGAACACGACTTGTAACGTCTTGATATCCTGCACCGTAAAATTCTCCACTAGATTTTACACTAATTGTAGCTTTTTGTTTAGTTAATCCTGCATCTTCTAATTTGTCAATTACTTTTAAAGCAACTTCCCTTACAGATAGATTATTCCATGGATTACCTACATTATAAATTTTACCATTAGATATTTCTTCATTTAAAAGAATTTCTTTTAATGCCCCAACTCCATCTCTGACATCTGTAAAGCATCGTTTCTGATGACCACCGTCAACCAATGTCACCTCACCCCTAAACAAAGCATCACCAATTAATTGTGTAATTAATCTTGAAGAACCTTCTGATGTTGCTTCTAATGTATCGAGATAAGGGCCTACCCAATTAAATGGCCTAAATAATGTAAAGCGAAAACCGTCTCGTTGATTCATCGCAAAGATTACACGATCAAGTAATTGTTTGGAGCAAGCATAAATCCAACGAGAATACTTAATAGGACCATATACCAAATCTGTAGTCTCTTCGTCAAACGGTGCTTCACCTTTACCATACACTTCAGAAGTAGATGGGAATAAAACACGCTTACCTAATTTTTGTGCCAATTTAATTACGCGAAGATTTTCTTCAAAGTCTAATTCAAACACGCGCATTGGTTGTTCAACATATAGCTTAGGTGTAGCAATAGCAACAAATGGTAATAACACATCGCATTCTTCAATTAACTTATCAATAGTATTATGATCTTCCATAATATTCAATTGATGGAATTCAAAACGATCATCCTGCGGTAACATATCGGTGCGAGTCTTATATTTGTCGACCCCCACAATTTTTACATCGCTAAAACGATCATCTGCTAAAATTGAATTACTCAAGTGATATCCGATAAATCCATCGGATCCTAAAATTAAAATTTTCATCATAACCTTTCAAGTCTTATTTTCTTTTCATTAGAAACAATCTCATTAATCATTTTACTCACGGTGTCTTCACCTCTAGAGGACAAAATAATTTTTTGCTTGTCTCTTTTACTTTTCATTGTCATACTGTTCATAGCTTTAGTAATAATAAACTCGCCAGTATATAATTCTGTTTCTATTTGTATTTTCAATCTTCTTTGAAATTGCTTTGAAATGTTTACTGTAGAAATATCATCTATAATATACTCACCGTATTCATTATGGTATATTTCAACATTTTTGTTTTTTAGATATGAATCTAAAGACGCAATGTGATAAAGATATTCAGAAACAGTATTTCTTTCAATACCCCAATTATAAGTACATTTTATAACTTTGTCAACATCTAAACCAGATGT